AAAGCGTTGAAGCGACCATTAACACTAACCAGCTTAATGTCATAGTAAACCTAAACCCTGGCCAAGATTTACAGATATTTACCACAGGCGGTGAGTTTATTGTTGCCCAGGGGGCTAACGAGCCGGTCACGCCTTCTAACTTCCTTGTCAAGCCGCAAAGCCGTCTGGGCAGCCGACCAGGCGTTCCTGTCGAGGATTTAGCCGGCGCAACAATTATTGTGCAGCGTCAGGGCAAATCGCTTATCAGCTTTCAATTTACAGACACAACTGCCAGTTATGGTGCGCAGCCGCTATCTGTTTTAAGCAGCCACTTGCTTAATGACCCGGTAGACCTTTCTATACGCCGGGCAACGTCAACAGATGAAACAGACAGGCTGTTCCTGGTCAACGCCGGCGATGGCAGCATGGCAGTTTATTCTATTCTACAGGCTCAAAATGTTATAGCGCCCAGCAGATTTACCACAGACGGCGAATTTATAGCTGTAGCTAATGAGCTTTCAGACACATACGCAATAGTCAAAAGAACAATAAACAGCGCGACAGTGTACTATCTGGAGAAGTTTAACGAAAGTTTGACACTGGATAGCGCTAAGTCGGGCTCTGCAGCCGCCTCAACTACCATGAGCCACTTAGAGGGGGAAACAGTAGAGATTGTTAGAGACGGCGTTCTGGAGCCCTCTCAGACGGTTCCGGCATCTCCGCATACAATTACATTTGGCACAGCTGCTACAAGCAGTTTTCAAGTTGGCCTTAACTACAATATCACAATCAAGACAATGCCAGCTGAGCCGGCGCTGCCCCAGGGCACTGTCCAGGGCGTAAACAAAAGAATTGTCCAGGTAGATGCTATTGTGCATGAGACGCAGAACATGACCATTAACGGCAAGCCGGTTGCTTTCAGGCAGTTCGGCGCCAGCGTTCTTGGTCAGCCGGTGCAAGAATTTACCGGCACAAAAACTGTTCATGGGTTGCTAGGCTTTAGCAACACTGGTCAAATAACTATTAGTCAAAGTGTCCCGTTAAAAATGACGGTGCTAGGCATCGAATACAGAATGAGCGTGGGGAATTAAAAATGCAAATGGCGATGGCGGGTTTTTCCGCATTTATGCAAATCAGAGCAGGGCAAGCTGAAAAAGCAATGTATAACGCGAAAGCTGCTGAAGCTGTTATACAAGGAAAAGCTAAGGCTCTCGAGGCAAAGCGAAAAGGTGTGGCGGTTTTGCAAAATCTAAACGAGACGTTGGCAACTACGGCGGCTAGGGCAACTACAGGCGGCGGTGTAGTAAACACTTTATCACTAACGAATTACGCTATGAAAACCGGTGTGTCTGAGTATTACACTACAAAAGACAATGCGACCCTTGCCGTAGGGCAAGCGGATTTCCAAGCTGGGATTTATAAGACTGCTGGTAAGCAAGCGATGTTAAGCGCCTATGCGGGCGCAGCCGGCACATTAGGTCAGGGGCACTCTAATCAAATGCAATCAGGCGGGTATGGAATTGGATAATGGCACGCAGACCTAGATACCAAAAATTAGGCATTGGTTTAGACGCACCAGCTCGAACAGACTTTGCCGGTCTGCAAGAGACTGCACGCGCTGCGCAAAATATATCCCGTCAAATTGACAGGATGAGTGACTTTGTTTTTAAACAAGAATCAAAAAAAGCAGAGCAGCGCGGAAAGCAAAGAGTGCAAGACCTCGGGGCGCAGCCAGTGTTGGCAGAGCTAACGAAACAGGGCGGGCCTACAAATATTGAGCAGCGAGCAGCGTTTGCAACAGCCAACCGAATTGCAGCTGCTGAGCTAGAAACAGAAGCACAGCTAGAAATAGACAAGGTTCTTACTGACGCAGAAATAAACAAAACTTCGTTTTCGATAGTGCAAGAAAGCCTGACCAACATTACAAATGGATTGCCGGCTGCGTTATCGGACTTAGACCCAGAAACTGCGGGCATATTGCGCCAGCGAATTGGTGCGCTGCAACAAAAAGCAGAAAACAAATACAGCGTATTCGCTAACAACGTGCAAGTCAAAGCAGCTCAAGGGCGAGCATTAACAGGTATTGACGTTAGGCGCCGGGGTATTATGCAGACCGCTGCTTCCCGGTATTACGATGAAGGTGGTAACGTTGATGAGGTTCAGCGTCAGGCTGCTGTGAATTTCGATTTAGAAAACTTAGCGACATTTATGCGTGATTTGCAGTTTGACGAAGATGATATCAGCAAAGTCGTACTTTCCGCTAAAGAAGATAGTGTAATGGAAAGCACATACTTTGATTTCCGGCAGCTAGGCTCTCTTGAAGAAAAGCAATCATTTATCAGCGAGCAACGGGATTCGTTGCCTAAAATAATAGGTGAAGAAAAAGCCAGGACCACTTTGAATGGGCTGCAGACTGAAATGAACAAACAAGTGACCGGGCTAAAAGGTCAGGCCACACAGGCAAAATCCAAAGTTAAAGAGTTGTCCAGTGTTCTTACAGACGGCGGTATGCCCAACGAATCTGACATAATTAGGCTAGAGCAACAGATAGACAGTTTAGGTGATTACGGGACAGAAGCTAAACAGGATTTAGCAGATTTTAAGTTTTTGCGCACTTCTATGAAAGCTGTACGGTCTATGAACCCGGCGATGCTGCAGCAAGAAATAAATAAGCTGCAACAAGGTTTGCCTGGTTTGGGTGGCCCAGGGCTAGACACGATACAGGAAACTACGCTGCTAAAGTCGGCCAATAAGTTTCTTACTAAAATGAACACAGAGCTTGAAAGGGACCCTTTCAGTTTTGGAGTTACAACCGGATTAATAACTTTTGAGCCACTTGACCCGTTTGATGCGGATAATTTTGCAGTACAGGCGCAAGCTAGGATTAGGGATGGTTTGGCTGTAAGCCAATATTATGGGACGCCTCCAGCCTTTATCACAGATGAAGAGGCGAAAGTTTATACCGAAATAATGCAGGGCCAAGATGTTGGGCGGCAAATGGCATTGTTGACAACGATACACAGCACTTTCGGCAAAGAGCACGCCGCTGATGTTTTTGCGCAAATAGCGGGCAAAGACCAGGAGATAGGGCACATTGCCGGGCTTCTTACAATGGGTATGCACCAGGTTTCAACAGAGGCTTTAGAAGGCCGAGATTTATTACAACAGGGCTATGTCCCGGTAGACTTTACACCTGAGTCAACAAAAAGTATTTCGGACGAGTTTTTTGGCAATGCTATGGTGGTTCAAGGTGCGGCAAGAGAAAGCGGTTTAAAAGTTGCTGAAGCTATTTATGCGAAGCGTGCCAACAGGCAATCAATAAAACAATTTAATAATAATTTGTGGTTAGAAAGCCTAGAGTCTGCGTTTGGAAAAAACAGGGGTTTGGGTGGTATTCAAAAAGTTTTCGGCGATAAAACTCTTTTGCCCGCGTATGTTTCTTCTGATGAAGTGGAGGCGGCATTTGACAACATGACACCAGACAAACTGTTTGAGGCATCTGGTATTCGTTTGCCTAAAGAGCAATTTGAAGAAATTTTTAAACCGCAAACGAGCGGCTTATTTGGCACAGATGCTGCTGAATTTAACGATGATTACAGTTTGCTCAACATCGGCTATGGTGAGTACATGATTGTACTGGGGCAGCCAAACGGTTACGGAGGAAAAGTGGCGGGTGCTTACGAGGATGAGTTTGGTGGCGTTGAAGGTGAGCGTGATTTAATTATTAACCTAAACACTTTGTTGAACAGATAATGACTTTTCAATACAAAAAAGCCAGCCCATTTGATTTAGCAGCCTTGCCTACGCTAGACCCAAATCCTCAATCTGGGTTTGATGAAAGCCGGCAACTAGCATATCGCGCTATTGAATTAAACGACACATCTGTAAGCGAGGCCAATGCTCTTGAAGAGGTGTGGGACCCTATCATCGAAGAGATGAACAGTAGACAAACGGGCAAAACATTTTACAACCCTAGCATAAATTACAGAACCGGCATCTTCAACGAGGAATATCAAGAACAAAATTACTCTGGTGCAGTTACTGAAATTTTAAATGAAATAGAAACCAATGATATGTTCTCTGATTTGCGCGGTGTCGTAGACAGAGACTTAATATATGAGCAAGCAGCCACTAACGCTAGAGAAGCAAATGACGCTTTTTTGCGAAACAGCCCGGTGAGCTCTACGCTAGGAACTTTTGTCGGTACTGCTCATGCAGCGTTAGATGACCCGGTTCTTATCGGTTCGATGTTGTTTGGCGGCGCTAAAGGTGTTTGGCAAATGGCTTTACAAGAAATGGCTATTGGCGCTGCATCAGAAGCTGTAATCCAAACAAAAGTAAAAGAATGGTATGAAAGCACCGGCCAGGAATATACAGACGAAAAATTTAGGAACGCTGTTCTTTATGGTGGCGCTATCGGTTTTGCTACACCGTTTGCTTTTAAAGGCGCGGGCATGGGCTTTAAGGCAACAGGCAAAGCTGTAAACTTTACTGTGGACCAACTGAAGCAGGGCATATCTGTTATGCGTGCAGCTGGTGTGCCGTCCACATCACGCGGAAGATTTGCCGAAGAACTGGCTGACGAGATAGAGGCAGTTAACGAAGCAAACCCACTCGATGCACCCGTTAACAATCCCCTGCCAGCGCAAACGGAGCACATGGCAAGAGTTGAAGCTGCAGCTGTTGCAGCTGAAAAAAACGTACCACCGGCAATGCCAGACCAACCGAAGGTGCCGGCCAGAGCACTAACTGTCAGTGATGTTGATAAAGCCGACCCAACTGTGTACCCTTTCGACCCGAACAAATTGCAAGTAGATGCCGAGAAATTCCAATTTAAAAGTGGCGGGGATGAATTTGGCGTAACAGAAAAATTGCAAGGAGTTACAAAATGGAACCCAATTTATGCCGAAGAAATATTAGTATGGGAGCGTGCAGACGGCACACAGTTTGTAATTGATGGACACCAGCGCACTGGCCTTGCACGCAGAATTATGGCCAATGACCCGAAACAAAAAATAAGCGTTAATGGAAAAAAATTAAACGAAAAAGATGGATGGACCGCTGAGACTGCCAGGGCTGTTGCTGCTTTAAAAAACATATCACAAGGCTCCGGCACCGGCATTGACGCAGCTAAAGTGTTGAAGGAGGACCCTAGCTTTGTCAGAGAGCTGCCGCCTAAATCAGCACTGGTGCGAGATGCAAATGGTCTAGTTGAGCTGTCAGATGAGACGTTTCTTGCTGTGGTCAACGGCGTTGTAGAAGAAAGTTATGGTGCAATAGTGGGCCGTCTTATCAAAGACGAAGGTCTGCAGCAAGCGGCTGTAGCTGTTTTAGCAAAAACCCAACCTGATAATAAATTTCAAGCTGAAAGCATTGTGCGTCAGGTAATGGAAGCCGGCGCAGAAACAAGAACACAAGAAACGCTATTCGGTGAAGAAATAATTACAGAAAGTTTTTTTGCAGAACGTGCTAAGATTTTAGATGCTACGGTTAAGCAGCTGCGCAGAGATAAAGCAGCTTTTAATAGCCTGGTAAACAATAGAGAGCGCCTTGAGCAAGAAGGAAACAAGATAGTTGAGGGCGCAAACAAACGGAGAGCAGAAAATGATACGCAAGCAATCGCAATCCTCCAAGCAATCGCCAACAGAAAGGGGCCAATCTCAGACGCCCTCACAGCGGCAGCCAGGACAGCCCGAGACACCGGCAGCTTTACAAACCCTATCAGCGGATTTGTCGAAACTGTCAGACGAGGAATACGAGATGGTCAGTTTGATGGCGCAGCGGTTAGCGATGGAAGGAGCCTTGAAAATGATACGCCGCAAGGCAGCCCTCGCCCGGCAGAGCCAGAGCCAAACGTAGAATTATTTGATGAACCGTCTGGCATTGGAGCGCAGCGTCAAGCAGAACAGCTAGAAACAGACACTAAAAATGAACTTGTCGAAAGCGTGCCGCCAGAACGTGTTGAGGGATTTCAACAAGACAGAGAGCTTTTAGATGATTTTAAAAGACTGTTAGACGAAGGGGCAGACGAAGATACACTGTTTCAGCACCCTGCAGCTGTAAAAGCAATAGAAGCTGCAGAAGCAATACCGGCAACAAACAAGCGAGAAGGTTTTGGTACAGATGAGTTCCGGGCTGAAAGAGAATTTGATTTTGACGGCGAGACAGTTAAAGGCTATGATGAAGCGTTATTCCGGCATTTCGAGCTATCTACTACGCTGGCCTACAGAGAGCTGGGCATGGAAGTCCCGGATATCCCTGTCCTTTATGAAGGCAAAGCTGTTATATTAGTCGGACCGCCCGCAGCAGGGAAAAGCACGTTAGCCAACCCAATAGCGGTAAAGTTGAAAGCAGCAATACCAGACTCAGACGAATTTAAAAAAACGCTGCCTGAGTACGAAGGTGGCCTGGGTGCTGCAGCTGTTCATGCTGAAAGCTCTGGCATGGCAAAAGAGTTGGTTGACGCTTCAGCTGATTCCAAACTCAACATGGTAATACCCAAAGTGGGTGAAGATGCGGCTACTATAGAAAAATTACGCAAGAAGCTAAAAGACAAGGGGTATGACGTAGCATTAATAAACATGGATGTAAGCTACGAAAACGCCTTAGTGCGGATGTTTAAAAGGTTTGTGTCTAAAGGTAGGCTTATTGGCGCAGACTACATGAAGTCTATAGGTAACAGGCCAACACAAACATACAATGACATCAAAGGCAATTTTGATAGGTATGTAGATATTGACAACAATGGGGGCAAAGAAATTGGCCCTAGAATTAAGGAGGACAATTATGGTGGACCAGAAATCGCAGAAGCAATTAGCTCGGCTAGACCTACGCAAATACAACTGGAGCCAGGAAGAGCGGATGGCAGAAGAGCAAGCGGAGAAGAACCCGCAGTATCAAGACCGAGTGAACCGGCTGGCAGAGCGACTGAAGCGGAAGAGGACCGGGGAGTAGGCTTTGGCATACTGGCTAAAGTAGAAGCAGAGATAGCCAAAGAAGAACAGTTAATGAGCGAAGCCGCAAAAGCAATTCCTGTTGTCAGAGGTGTGGACGATGCTGGCAATGAGATTGTTGGCACTGCTACAAGAAAAGAGTTGTTGGACGAAATAGACCAAGATAAAAAAATGCTCGATAGACTACGGGGTTGCGTAACATGACACTAATTAACTGTATTACTAACGGGATTGAAGAGGGCAACATTACTCGGGAGCAGGGTGCGGAAGCTGCCGATTTGTTTACGCAGCTAGAGGCAGAGTACGCAACCAAAATGGCGCCTGGGCAAGCGTCAGCAAAGGCGGGCCAAGATACTTTCGATGCTTTGGAATACCAAGTTTTGCAACGTAAGCGCAGAAAATTACTTGCATATCAAAACTGGAAACAAATTACAAAAAACTTTGATGAGTATAAAAATGGAGCAGACCCGGCGGCTGCAGCTGTGGCCCACTTTGTTCCAAAAGAAGGGGCAAAGTTTTCCAATATAGAGATGCGCACTCAGGCCGTAACCAATGCAGCAACCAGGGTGATGTATGACGTTCTGGGGACTTTCCGCAAAAACCTTATTGGCAGCACTCGGAAAAAAGCGCAGCTGAAAGATATGGTGCGCGAAATATTTGGCGAAGATACTGGTAGCGCATCAGCGAAAGAGTTGGCCGCTTCCTGGTCTAAATCAGCAGAATATCTGCGGCAGCGTTTTAATGCAGCTGGCGGCGCGATTTCAAAACGGTTAGATTGGGGATTGCCACAGTTTCACGACACCTTAAAGGTACGGAAGGTACCGTATAACGAGTGGGCAAACTTCATTAGGCCCAAGTTAAATCTTAACAAAATGAAAGATGAACAGACCGGGCTGCCATTCACAGAGGCAAGATTAGAGATTGCGCTGCGCGATGTGTATGAAACTATACGTCAAGACGGGATGAACAAGCCGCCATCGGGTGTTTCCAGGGCTAAATCTATTGCAAACAGGCACACAGACCACAGATTTTTAGTGTTTAACACAGCAGATGATTGGATGGCTTATCAAAAAGAGTTTGGCAATATAGATGCTTTTGATGTGATGATGGGTCATATATCCAACATGAGCCGTGAAATTGCCATGCTGGAAATACTTGGGCCAAACCCTACAGCTACAGTTACCTTTATGAAGCAAAGCCTGATGCAAAGAGCTGCGGGTGATATCAAAAAAGAAGATGCTGCACGAAGCGCAGCAAATACCGTTGACAGTTTATTTAATTATTTGTCAGGCCGCTCTTTAGCTCCAATCAACACCAAATGGGGAAATGTATTGGCTGGAGTGCGCCAGCTGTTGCAATCAGCGCAGCTGGGCGCGGCGTCTATTGCTGCCATAACTGATGTAAACTTTCAACGGATTGCCAGGTCTGCATCTGGTTTGCCGCAAACCACTATAATTAGCGACTACCTAAAACAGCTTAATCCGCTTTCTGTGGAAGAAAAAGGTAGACTGGCTATACGCATGGGTCTTATCGCCGAAGGTTGGATGACTATCGCTTCGGCGCAACAGCGGTATGTTGGGGACCTTACCGGACCAGAGTTTACTCGCCGTGTAGCCGACTTTGTTATGAAGGCGTCTTTGCTTTCCCCCCTAACAAACGCGGGCAAGTGGGCTTTTGGTATGGAGTTTTATGGCACGCTTGCAGACAATATAGGTAAACGATTTGACGAGCTCGACCCCACATTAAGAAACACATTAGAGAAGTACTCTATCGGTTCTGACAAGTGGGACATTATGAGGTCTACGGAACTGTATGATCACAAAGGCGCAAAGTTTTTACGGCCAGAAGATATTGAGTTTCGAGAGGACATTAACCCGCGTTTAGCTAGAGACTTGGCCACTAGGGTCATGGAAATGATTGAAACCGAGTCACAGTATGCTGTCCCCTCTACTACTGCAGAGGGCCGAACCTGGCTGTATGGTGACACTAGGGCGGGAACAGTGTCAGGCGAAGTGATGCGCTCGTTTGGTATGTATAAAGGCTTTGGTGTAAGTTTGGTGAACTTTCACATGATGCGGGGAATGTCGCAAAAAGGTATGCGTGGCAAGGGTAAATACTTTGCTGACTTGCTTATATCTACTACCCTTATGGGCGCTCTTGCCATGCAGCTTAAAGAGATGTCAAAAGGGCGTGACCCTCGGCCCATGACAGACCGAGAATTTTGGATGGCTGCTATGCTGCAAGGTGGGGGTTTGGGTATATATGGAGACTTTTTGTTTGCTGACGTTAACAGGTTTGACCGGGGGCTGCCGGAAACAATAGCTGGGCCGGTTTTTGGTTTTGGCAAAGATGCTATAGATTTAACTGTTGGTAATTTGTATGAAGCGGCAACAGGACAAGACACTAAGGCTGCGTCTGAACTTATTAAATTTGCTGGCAAATATACGCCTGGAGCCTCTTTATGGTATATGCGCCTGGCTTTAGAGCGCATGGTTTTAGACCAAATGCGCCTTATGGCAGACCCAAAGGCCAGACAAAAGTTTAGGCAAATAGAAACCCGATATCGCAGGGATAGCGGGCAACAATATTGGTGGAGGCCGGGGCGCCCAGAGCCTAGCAGAAAACCAAATGTTGAGAACATTCTAGCGGAGAGACAATAAATGTGGTATATTCACAGCCATAAAGGAGATATTTAATGGCCGATATCCCTATTAATGCAATAGACAGACGTATCCAGTTTACCGGGAATACTGGTACAGGGCCGTTTGCATTTACTTTTAACATCCTGGCAGATAGCGATATCGTAGTGTATAAAAACGATACGCTGCTTACGCTTACTACGGATTATACCATCTCAACTAGCGCAGATGGTACTGGCAGCGTAACGCTTACTGGCAGCGGTAACGGTACTGCACTTGTCTCATCTGATTTCTTAACGATTGTCGGCGGGCGTCAGCTTGCCAGGACAACTGATTTTGTTACTGCCGGCGATTTGTTGGCCAGCTCACTGAATGAGCAGCTGGATAGTAACGTGATCATGGTGCAGCAGCTGGATGAAAAGATTGAGCGCACGCTGCGTATCGACCAATCTGACGTTACAGCTGATATGGTGCTTCCTAAAAAAGATGACCGGGCCAATAAAACCCTGGGCTTTGATGCCAACGGTTTGCCGGCTGTAGGCGAAGAGATTGGCGATTACAAAGGTAATTGGGCGGCGAGCACGACCTATGCCATTCGTGACCTGGTAAAAGATACCAGCAATGACAACATATATCGTTGTAATACAGCTCATACATCTAGCGGCGCGGTTCCGCTTTCGTCAAATGCTGATATCGGAAAATGGGATTTAATTGTAGATGCTGAGACGGCCGGCAATGCAAAGAATGACGCAGAAAAACTAGCCATCCATCCAGAGGATAGCCAGTTTACTTTGAGCGATGGCACGACCACCGGCTACTCAGCATTGCACCACAAAGAGAAAGCACTGGACGCGCAGACAGCGGCTGAGACAGCTGAGACTAATGCCGCAACATCAGAGAGCAATGCGGCTGATTGGGCTGTCAAAACAAACGGCATCGTTGATAGCACGGACTATTCATCTAAGGCATGGGCTAATGGCGGCACAAATATCACAGCGTCATCTGGTGCTGGTGCTTCAAAAGAATGGGCAATAGGTGGCAGGGCTTCTGTTGCAGATACTCCAAATGCTACAACAGTTGTTGACGGTACAGAGTATTCTGCAAAAGGTTATGCTATTGGTGCCATAAACAGAGGTTCTGCTGGCTCACACTCTGCTAAAGATTGGGCTACCTATACGTCTGGCACTGTGGATGGCTCTGAGTATTCTGCCAAGCACTACGCAGAAGAAGCGGCTGCATCTGTTGCGACTTTCGATGATAAGTATGCTGGGGCTAAAGCAGATGATGCGGCTGCTGACACTTACTTCACATCTGGCGGTAGAACAAAAGATGCTGGGGATATGTATTACAGCACATCAGATGGTGTAGTTAGAATTTGGAGTGGCACTCAATGGGAAGATGCCGCAGTTTCCACGGCTGGGTTTGCTACGGCTGGCTTTGCCATAGCCATGTCGATTGCATTATAGGAGTAAAAAATGCCACAACTTTTTAGAAGAGACACATTATCACAAGTTGGCACTGTAGCGGCTGACATTCCTGATGGTGCTAACTTTGACAGCTACGATACCATTGTTGGTATCCATATTGCCAATGTAACGACCAATGCTATCAATGTTGATTGTTATATTAACGATGGTACTAACGATATCTATTTGGTTAAGGGTGCGCCAATAGCGGCTGGCGGTGCATTACAAGTCCTGGACGGTGGTGCAAAGGTAGTGGTGCAGTCTGGTGACAGGCTGTGGGTGCAGTCAGATACAGCATCATCTGCTGATGTATGGGTATCAAGAGTTGATGATATTAGCTCATAGGAGTGACCAATGGGTTATGTAGGCAATCAAACATCTAACAGCTATTCCTCGATGGACAAGCAGACTATCACTGGTGATGGTACTGGTAATTATACACTGACCCACGCTGTAGCCAACGCTCAAGAGATTGAGGTGTTTGTAAACAATGTGCGTCAGGAAGCTGGCGTTGCGTACACAGTAGCTGGCACTGCGTTGAGTATGACAGGAAACGTAGCAAGCACAGATGACTTCTACGTTATATATCAGGGCAAAGCATTGCAAACTGTAGTGCCGCCTGATGGTTCTGTGACACAAGCCAAACTTGCTTCTAGTGTTATTCTTATTCCTACAGGAATGATTGCACCTTTTGCTATGAGTACAGCCCCTACAGGCTGGCTAGAGTGTGATGGCTCTGCTGTATCAAGAACAACTTATTCAGATTTGTTTGCCGCTTTAAGCACCACACATGGCGTAGGAGATGGCTCAACTACATTTAATGTGCCTGACTTAAGAGGCGAGTTTATTCGTGGTTGGGATAATGGCCGTGGTGTAGATTCTGGACGAGCATTTGGTTCAACGCAAACAGACCAGTTCCAAGGACATGAACATACTGATAGGTGGGTCTCTGGGTCTCCTTATGGTATTGCTAACTCTGGTATTGCAGCATTTGCATATAATAGTGGCCCCACAACAGGTATTGTCACTGGCTCAAATGGAACGCCAAGATATGGCGATGAAACAAGACCACGCAACATCGCTATGATGTACTGCGTGAAAGCATAGGGAGGCTGTAATGGCATTATCTAAAATACAAGCCGAAAGCATGAACCTCGCTGATAGCTATGCGTTCACTGGTACTGTGAGTGGTGCTGGTAAAGACTGGACTGAAAGTGCGGCTATAGGAACGCTGGATAGCGCGGCACACACTGTTACTGGCATACCCTCTGGAACAAGAGAGATAATGATGACGTGGAATGACGTTGGTCATAGTGGCTCAAGTGGCGTAAACCCAAGAATACAATTAGGAACAAGTGGCGGGATAGTTACCAGTGGGTATATAGGTTTTTATGAATATGTTTACGGTGGCAATACTCACGCAAGCACAAGTCAGTCTGTTGGACTTGCGGACTTTGGGAATTGGGGATCTAGTACAGATTGGGACGGATATTGTTATGCCTTTTGTTCTGATTTATCTGGTCATGTTTGGTTTTCTCAAAGCGCAATGCAAATAAATACTAGCTATGATGGGGTATATAGAAATTACAGTAGAGTAGACCTTTCAGCAGAGTGCGACAGAATTTCCATGAGTGTCCAAACTGGAACATATAATCAAGGAACTGCTAGAGTTTTTTATAGGTAGGTAATTATGGCAACAGAAAAACTTGTAAATGCCGTAACTGGCGAAACATCAACACGAACATACACTCAGTCAACACCTACAGCAGAAGAAAAGCTAGAGGCTTTAAGGGAAATGCGAAACAGGTTTCTTGCTGAAACAGATGTATGGGCTTTGTCTGACCGCACTATGACTCAAGCCCAAACAGATTATCGCCAAGCATTGCGTGACATAACCGACAGCTACACATCACTGGATGATGTTGTATGGCCTACAAAACCATAAGGAGAAATAAATGCCATACATAGGCAAATCACCAGTAGGCGGTGGCTTTCATAAGCTAGACGCTCTTACTGCTTCTGCTACAGATACCTACGCACTGACGCTAGGTTCTGCGGCATACTTTCCAGAGACAGCCAACCAGCTACTTGTATCTCTGAACGGTGTTATCCAAGCACCACAGGATAGCTTTACAGTGTCAGGTTCTGACCTTGTGTTTGACACGGCTCTGACAGGCTCAGACAGCATAGACTTTGTTGTTGCTCTGGGTGATGTGCTGGGTGTTGGTTCGGTTACTGACGGTGCTGTAACGACTAACAAGCTGGGCAATGGAGCTGTGACAAGAGCAAAGATAGCAAATGATTTGTCTGGCACAGATTTAGCTATAGATACAACATCATCTACATTTAAGATGACTGATTTAAATAGCAACGCTTTTTATAGAACTGGTACATGGACACCAATTTTATCAGACCAATCAGCTACTGATACAAACGCTACTATTCATACAGGAACACCAGCAGTTCAACTTGGATGGTATCAAAGAGTTGGTAATGTAGTTAATGTTCAGTGGCATTACCAAACCCCAGCTAGTTCTTTTTCTTACACTAATGGCTCAAGTGGTACTGGGCAACTTAGTTTTTCTGGGCTTCCTTTTACAGTAGCTAACTTAACAGGCTACTATCCGATTGCGAATTGCGGATATTTTGCTGCATTAAATGGCTGGGACGGTAGCGGATATGGGTATCCCTTTCAAGGGATTGGAGTTTATAATACAAAGCAAGTTCATTGTAACTACCCTTATGCTCTTGGAGTTACCAATGTTGTATCATCCTCACACTCTAATTTAAACAGCCAGTCAATATGGTCTATGACCTATTTGACAGATGACGCATAGGGAGACTGACATGGCATTAATTAAACTAAACGACCAGTCTCTATCTGCGGTTACATCGGCTGGCTTGCCTAGCGGTAGTGTGTTGCAGGTGCAAAGCACGACAAAAACGGATACTTGGTCTGGCACTCCTGGAGTGGGGGTATTTCTTGACATCACAGGCTTATCGGTAGATATCACACCTTCTTCAACCACAAGTAAAATACTTGTAACCTTTTCTGCTAATGTTAGTGCATCTGGAAATTCAACAACAGGTGTTCGCTTAATGCGAGATTCAACAGCAATTAGTGTTGGGGATGCGGCAGGAAACAGACCACTCGCTACAACTGGCGGTGGAGGAAACGAAGGTGATAATTGGCATGGTGATGTTTTAGCAAGTTCGTTTTTAGATTCACCGTCTACTACAAGTTCAGTAACTTACAAACTCCAATTAATTGGAAACTCAACAGCCACTCAATATGTTAATAGAAAAGCACGAGATACTAACAGTGCTGGCGATGACTATCGTATGACATCACATATTACCGTAATGGAGATTGCAGGGTGAACCAGAGCGACATTCCATTAGTGGCTGGTGGCATTACTGCTCCGTGGTGGGTAGGCGCACTGAATGAATGGCTGGGTTTAATAGCTGTTACTCTTACCATTGTTATGCTTATTCGCAATCTTTGGAAGTCTAGGAAGGACTAGCTATGATTGACCCCGCAACGCTGGCGTTGGCGGCTAGTGCGTTTGCGGCAGTGAAAAAAGGTTTTGCACTGGGCAAAGATGTCGAGGGTATGTATCAGGACATATCACGTTGGATGGGTGCGGTACATGAGATAGAAACTACCCATAACAAACAGAAGCAGGGGTTTTTTAACAAGTCAGTCCAAGAAGAAGCGTTACAAACTTGGGCGGCAATGAAGAAGATTAGACAGCAAAGAGAAGAACTCAGGCTGTTTATGCTATCTCAGAACCCACAGGCTTGGAATGAGTTTGTAAGCATAGAAGGTCAGATACGCAAAGACAGATTAAGGGCAGAGCAAAGACGCAAAGCTAGGATTAAGAAGAACATAGAGATACTGGCTATAACTATACTGATGATATGTATTGGTGCTGGACTGTGGTTTCTAGTTTGGTTTGCGATGAAGGCAAGAGGTCTAGTATGAGTGATTGGCTTGAGAAATACCTAAAAGTAAACATAACAGCTAAGCTAACTATGATTGCTAGCGTTATGATGTCATGGCGTTGTGCTGAGTGGTTCATGCACTTAGAAGAGCCGACAACCGCACAGGCGAGTTTCGTATCTGTTATTATGGGCGTTATGACAGGCATCTATGGCTTGTACCTCGGCAGGGAGGCAAAGGGTAAATGATACAGTTACTAGGCGTGGTGGGCAGCCTAGCCCAGACCTTTCTTGAAGGTAAGGTGGAGAAAGAAAAGGCCAAATCTAAAATCATGCAGACCGCTGCTGACAATGACAGCAAGTGGGAAATGATTATGGCTGAGTCTACCAAGTCTAGCTGGAAAGATGAGCTAATTACTATTGCTGTACTTACTCCTTGTGTGCTGACCTTCATTCCAGGCATGGAAGATGTGGTAAAGCAAGGCTTTGACAGGCTGAACGAGCTGCCTGATTGGTATCAAAACATATTATATGTTACCATCTTAGCAGGGCTGGGCCTCAAGGGCCTGGATAAATTTAGGAGAAAGTGATGGCCAGGTTCAAGACTGTTCCAAAGGAAAAGGGAAGCGGGCTGCCGAAAAAGTATGTAAGCGGCAGCAAGAACAAGTCAGCCACCAGGTCAGAGATAAAGCGCACCCGGCGCCGGTATCGCATGGGGCTTTTGAGCCCGGCTGAAATGGACCGCATCAGCAAGCAGAGGAGCAAGACCTGATGGCAGCACCAGAAAAATATAAGAAAGCTCTCGGCGCATCCAGGGCAGAAAAGATTTATAAACGTGGGCTGGGCGCCTACTATTCATCTGGCAGCCGTCCCGGTATGTCAGCTCATGGCTGGGCAGTGGCCCGGCTAAAGGCCCATGTAAAGGGCAAAGCAACCGTCAAAAAAGCAGACGCAGATTTATTTAGGAAAGGATAAACGTCATGCCTATGGGTAGAGGAACGTATGGAAAAAAGGTTGGCCGTCCATCTAAGGAAGATAAGAACGACCCGAAGATGAAGCGCCTGGCTATGTTAAAGATGAAGAAAGCAGCCAAGAAGTAATGAAGCTAACGCCTCATTTTAGCCTGGACGAGATGATCAAAAGCCAGACGGCGGTGCGCAAGGGGATACCAAACGTACCAAAGGATGAGCACATCGAGGCCATGTCGCTGCTCTGCGAGCACATCTTGGAGCCGGTGCGTGAGCAGTATGGTAAACCATTCACGCCCAGCAGCGGCTATCGCAGCGGGGAGTTGTGCGTTGCTATTGGTAGCAGCGTCAACAGCCAGCACGCGAAGGGTGAGGCTGCAGACTTTGAGGTGCCAGGGGTAAGTAATCTGGAGGTGGCCGGGTGGATTGCCGGCAACTTAGATTTCGACCAGCTTATCCTGGAGCATTACGAAGGCGGCAACACCGGCTGGATACACTGCAGTTACAAAGGCCAGAACAACCGCAAGGAAGTCCTGACCTATGACCGCAAGAATAAATACCAGAAGGGTTTGATTGTATCTAATACTTCTGGTTACTTGGATTATTAGATTGTCTGCGCTGCATTGCAGCTTTCAATGTGGGTGTGTACGTTACGCCTGTGTTTCTTCTTTGCTCTGTTCTGTATCTGTCGAAGTTAATCACTTCGTCATTTAATTTTTTCAGATAAAGAGCAAACTGCTCCGGCGTCATGTCATGCACTGTCAGTCTTTTCATCTGCTTTCCCCAAATGTTTTGTGCCTCTTAATATATCAACGCCAATTCTATCAGCAGAAACATTTAGTTTAGCGGCGTCCCCGCCGCCTGAAACAGCTCTCATTGCACACGATTGGTCCCGCTCGTAAAAGAATTTATAAGAAAATTCTTCTGCGTTCTCGTCATATCCCCGCACCTCAAGAACGGTGCCGCCTTGTGCCTTGTGGAACATAACGCAAAGCCCGCTTTCAATATGCTTTGGTCTAAACCCTAATCGTAGTTTGCGGTTGCCATTCTCCGTTCGCTCTTCTTGAGGCAAGTCTTTTGTTGCACATACCTTTACGCTTTGTGTTGTTTCGATTGCGTTAAAATTTTCGTAGCGTTCCCACGCTGCTAATTCAAATGCGTCCATAACTAATCCTCCTCAATCCAATATAACCAGGCCGTTCTTCATACCATTACCACGGCGCACCCAACCCCGGCGCTCGATGGCGGCCAGGTGCTTTGCTATGTTAGCCTGGCTGATACCGAAATACTCCGCTGCTTCTGTTTGCGTAGGCGTGATGCCGTTAGCTTTCTGATACACCACCAGGTAATCAAAGATTTCCTTCTGGCGTTCCGTCAAATTATATTTTATCTGTTCCATCATGCGTTCCTCGATTTAACGGCGAGCTCTTTTAGCTTGCCCTTGTAAGCATCAGCAACAATCTGCTTGATGTTCTCTGGCATATTGTCGATGCCTTCCTGGTTTGCTTCCTTCAGCTGCTTGAGTAATGACATTCTATCCCGCTCGTTTATCGGGTTGCCTTGCGCGTCAAGCTCGGCTGCGGCTGCCTTCTCAAACATCATAATCATTTGATTGCCGTATGCCTCAACGTCCTCTGATTCAAAGATAAGCGAGCCCTGGCGTCCGACCAGGCGGTAGTTAAATGCCGGTTGCTCAGGCTCTGGCGGCTGCTCAGGCCCCTCTATCACATCAACAGTATCTTCCACCACCAGCTCTACATCATCGGCCTCAGGCGCCTTTATATCGTCCAGCTGGTTCTTTGGTGGTTCATCCGGGGTGATGTTCTTAGGCGGCGGGATATCTTGCGCCTCTTCCTGGGTGATAATCCCTTTCATTGCATCCGGGAAAGCATCGCGGATAGCAAACCCCCTGGCACGCATTGCCAACATCCGCTCCGGGTACTGTGTCCAGGGTCCCTGCTTACCCCAAAGCCTTGCCTTCTTGGCGTTAGCAACAGAGAAAGTTTTTGTCGTTTCCTCTATCTGCCCGTCAGGATAGGCACGCTTTACGGTGCAGCTGGCAACCATGCTCTCGCCCTCGCCCTCTACCTTTTCGGTTACGCCCCGGCAATCGGGGTGCGCTTTTACCAGGGCAAGCGCAGCATCTCCCCAGATGCTAGGCTTGCCATTGATAACGGCTATGTTCTGCAGCGCTTGCATAGGCTGCAGCCCTACTTCAAATCCCCATTGCATTGCGACCAGGCAATCTTGTGGCTTGCCCTTAAAGTTGTTGGGCACCATGCCGGACTGCGCCAGCATCTTAGAAAACTCCATTGCTTCGGTCATGTTCTGCGGGGTGAGTGTTAAACTTTTCGACATTATTTTTTCCTCCATACCCGGTAGCTGTCACCTTCCCGGCGGCTGATTGCCAGGCCGCCGCTCTTTTTAATCGCAGCAAACAGGCCATTCTTTTTGGTGCCGTTAGATACCAGGACGCTATCGCCTGGCTTCATTTTGGCTGCTACTTCTTGCCACTTGCCGGCACGCTGTCGGCTGGGCATTGGCACGTTCTTTTGAATTTTAATTTTATCCATCGTTTTGCTCCTTGATACTGATGGTTTTTTGTCTGACAGATTTTGCTTCTGTCGCTGGTTTGATGGTGTTGTTACAGACTGTGCAAAGCTCTGCCGGCTTTGCTTTGTAGTTTCTGACCGGCCAGCTGACCTGGTAGAGACTGTTGCCGGCGATAATTCTGCCCCGGCTGTTTTCTCCAAGAGCTGCCATGAGCTGCGCTTGGGTTTCTGCTTTGATTTCTTCTGCGCTTTTGATTGCGCCCAGGGCAGCCTGGTAATTTCGTACAGCTTCTGCAAGGTCTGCATCTAACTCTATCTCCTCTTCTGTTTGTTTTGGTGCAGGGTGCAGCTTGGCTGCTTCCTCTGCTGTTCTAGGTTCCGGCCAGGTTCCATCTGTCATGTGCTGCTCGAAGTCCTGGACAGCGCGTTTGATAGCCGTCTGGGTGTCCCGGTGCTGCATATAGATATGAGCTGTAAGTTTGCGCCCCCCGTAGTTTGTAAAGATAATCCCGATGCCGGCGTTGTGGCACATCATGCCAGCTTGCAGCTGGATTGGCCCTCGATAAAGGGGCGGGTCATCTTCTCTCTGCGTGGCGGTTGTAAACTTGGCCTCCAACACGATGCGGCCGCTGGCCTCCAGCTCACCGCTGCGCGTCATAACATAAATACCCGCTGCTTCATCTGTCTTGTACGTCACAGGCTCATCATCTGGGATGTGGTGCAGCCCGTCATCAGAATAGTAAAGCTCCATTCTTGGGTGCTTCTTTGCTTCTTTGTGACTGTGGGTGCCAATCTCTGCCGGGTCCAACCCGACCAGGCGGCAGCCGCGCTCCAGAGTTACATCTTCTGTCGCGTCTCCCATGTCCACTTGCAAGCTGTCCAGCTCTGGCCGGGGCTTGCCTTCCAGGCTTTCCCTGGCACGCAGCACAACATCATAAGCATCTTGCCAGGGGCTGTGTCCCATGTAAGCGGCCAATGCGCTGCCGGACAAGTGGTTATCTGGTGATAGTTTAGCCATCTAAAAACTCCTTCCCTGCCTGGGTTATCTGCCAGACAATCTCCCGGCGCTTGCGCTGGTTCATCAATCTATCCCCGGTATCTTCTACCAGGCCATAGCGCGTGAGCTCAGTAATGCGAGGCTTCACGCTGTATAACCATTCATCCATGCCGGCTGCCACTTGCTCCCCGGTGGCCGCTCCGTACTGTGACAGATGCCGCAGCACCCTCAAGCGCAGCCCGGTTACACGCGGCGCCACTTTCTCCGCTGCTTCAACCTCAGTATCTGCAGCGCCCCGGTGGTGCATCTTCTTAATATCAACTTCCATTACCATTCTCCCTTCGCGGTTTCATACGGAATAAACAGGCAGTCCAGGGTTTCCCATGTGCCGTTCTCATAGTAGACTGTTTGGCCGCAGCCAATCATCAGATTGAGTAAGGCCAGCCCGATAATCAGGCTGACCACTATAATTAATCCAACTGCAAACAACTTGCTCAACATTATATCACCACATAATCAGTAAGTTTCACATTGCCGGCTTTCTTTACCTTGTCACCCACAAGCTCATAGAACCCGACAAGCTCCGGCGCTCCGTACCGCTTCGCCTTGCAAACTGTGATATATGGGTTCAGGGTTTTGCCCTCTGCTGCCCACTTCTCGCCCCAGACTTCCAACTTCCGGGCAGCCACAAAGCCTACGTCCTTCAGCGTTTTGCAAAGCGGGAAGCCGATTGTCCACTTGCTGCCATCTTTATGAGTACATGGCCACTCTACATAATACGTCATGCTGCGCCTCCTACGCCGTTCTTTGTCATACAGGCTATTGCCTTCGCGTTAATCAAGCCGGTTATCTTGCCTTCTATCTCAGCTTGCTCCGCATCCTTCTTGGCCCGCTCTTCCGGGTCAGTAGGCCGCGCTGCCACTGTCCAGGTAACGTGCTTCATCACATCGTTCATCGCGTTAATCTTGCAGACCTGGGCTTTCTGCTGGTCGTTCAACTGGTCAAAGTCTAACCAATCAAACACATCGGCCAACCGCTCCTCGCTGCAATGCTTGCCGATACCGGCAGTGCCTAACTTGCCGTCCTCTGCCTCAGTGACAACCATCACCGCCTCATAGGTGCTCTTCTTAGGCTTGCACCATTTGCCGGTCTTGGGGTTCATGGTGCAGACTACAGCCCGGTCCCCATGCTTGGTAGTCTCAACCCAATACTTCCGCTGGGTTTTCATCCGAAAGCCCCAGGGGTAATTGTCAACCTCTGCGGCAGTGTCGAAACATTTTGCTGTGTAATGTATTTTCATATCAACTCCTCCTTACAACCTAAACATAAGCACCCTATCACCGTCTGTCAACCCTTATCCCTGCCATCCGCCCAATCCGGGTCCACCGTAATTTTCAGCCCACGCTAAGTTGCCGTCATCTTCCGGGCCCTCGCTGACTATGTAAGGTTCATCCTCGATGTCAGCCATTACCTCATCAACTAACAACCGCGTATCTGTCGCAGTGTAGCTCTTGCCGTTCCATTCAACCGCGTAAATCATGCCGGTTTCGCTGCCGCCAAACTTGATGGCGTGAGCCTTGTTGGCAATCTCCATCCGCTTGTCATTTTCTGTGGTCATCTTTTCCTCCTATTTAAAATCAAACAATGGCAACCCGAAGGTCATGGGGTCTTGCCCCCCGGTGTCAATCTCCAACACCCACTCAATCTTTTTCCGCCGGCCCCAAAACTCTGCGACAGGCTTTGGCCCCCGCTGGTCCATCACTGTTCCGTTCAACAGCGTCTGTGCGTGCCGCGTAGTCACAACGTAGTAAAGCGTGCCCGGCGTGGCTTGCTTGGCAAACGCGCCCAGCGTCCGGCCCTTGCAGTCAGGAACCCGCTTGTATTTGACGTTGAAGCCTTCAAGCAATTCGATAATATCGTTGTTGAACATCCCGCCTTTCCACC